GGCTGAGCATTTACGCATAATACTTCAGCTGCGTAATGACGTGTATGACGAATAAAAAAGACCCCACCTACGGGTGGGGTCAAACCTGCCATCACGCAGGGGAAGGAGCCTATTCAGGTTTACCGATTACTTCAACTTCGGGTAGTTTTTTCTCGTCTTCAATGTCTTTCTCGATGTCGGGCAGAGCTACGCCCGGAGGCGTACCAGGTGGCGCACCTGCATAGCTAGCGTCAGACTCTATATCTGGCGGAGTTTCTGCGGTTAGTGGTGCAGGGAAGACTGCACTAGCTGTACCTGTTACTGCTCCGGCTTCTGCGGCTGATGCTTTGAGGGCGCGAGGGGCGGCCTGAGTAGAATAATCTTCTAACAGTTTTACAGTGGCCGCTACTTCTGAAGGATTCTTAGACATCAGCATTTCGGCTAACTTGTTCGCTTTAGCTTCACTCAAGTTTGCGTTGCGGATACCTTTCGCGCCTAGATTCATCAATGAATTCCAGAAACCACCAGTAACAGCATCTGCAATAGCCGCGCCTACTCCGGATTCCTCATCAAGTGCCCTGCTCATCTCACCGCGTTTCGCTGTTTGCGAGCCGCCTAAGATTCTATTGGATTGATGGAACAGTTGAGACTCACGCTCCATAGCGTTTTTAAATAAATTAAACTGACCCGCGTTGTCAAACAGAGGTTGTAGTTTAGCTTGAGTCTCTGGTGAACCTATGATCTTTTGGGCAGCGTTAAAGTTGCCTGAAGGATCCATAATCTTACCATACAAGCTACGCGCCACGCCGGTGCGGAATGCTTCTTTTTCAGCTTGGCTCATTCCTGAGACCATTTTAACAACCTGCTCGTGGTCTAATTTGCCGAAGTCTTTCAGACCTGTGCGCATAGCTTCGATGACTTCCATGTCGCCTGCGTAAGATTTACGAGCCTCTTTGTACGCTGGTACATTCTCATCAATTGCATTAACGAACTGTTTACGCAGGTCGCGCAGAGCCGAAGCTTCTGCGGTTGACATACCCTGCCCACGGAAACCGGAGTCAATGGTCGCGTCAATACCCCGCTTGATATAATCAAGCGTACGCACGTCCGGCAGCTTGACTAACTCAAGACTCTCAACACCAGTTACCGGATCAATCTTACCGGACGGTTTATATATTTCAGGTAGTGCATATTTAGCAGGGTCTTCACCACGCAGTTTAGCAGCCATAGCTTCTGTATCTGCAATTTGACGAGCTTTATCAAAGAACCCTTTAAAAGCAGGGTGCTTCAATACTTCAGTCACACGCGGGTCATCTACGTCCCCGGCGGCATAGGCTTTGTCGTAAATTGACTTGGCGCTGTCGCGGAGTTCTTTCACCATACGTTGTTCATCTTCGTAATACTGACCAGGCTTTAGACCTTTAACGGTTTGCTGATAAGCTCTCTCGCGGGAACCTACGCGCTGTTCCTGGAGACCTTTCTCAATCTTACGAGTACCTTTACCTGCTCGCTGCGCTACTGTCTCAGCTAAGTCGGCCAATGCTGGACTGACGTTGGCTACGCGTGACGGCACGTTCATAGCGCGGTCAGCTTTCATCATCAACTCTATGTCTTTTGGAGTTAAGTCGGCCTCATTTAGAGCGCCCGTCATTGTGCGCGCAGCGCGTTGTGCAATTATGTTTTCAGTTGGCGCTAGGCGCTCACGCAGCCAGTTATAACCGCCCTTACCGGCACGCATTGCGGAAGGTATAGCCGCGCCTAAAGCGCCACCAATAACACCACCCGTAACGGCACCTGAGCCGCGTTGACCCTCAGTTGCTGACCCCGCACCTGACACGGCACCGGTGGCCGCGCCAGCCGCTGAAAGTCGAGCCAGCGCACCCATGGTTGAGCGACTTAGAGCCGCTGCCCCTGCACCTTGGCCTCCTGGAATCATCATTGCTGCAACACCCGGTATAACTCCACCGGCGAATTCAGCAGCGCCCGAAACGAACGGACTCTCTTTTGAGTATTGAGCGTACTCATTACGGATCTTAGCTAAGTTTTGCTCGTAAGTACCCTCGCCAGCTTTAGCACGTAACCATGCCTCAGCTTCGTCGCCCCAGCCCATGCCGAGACCCTGCCCGATTGCTGCCCTCGCAGCGCCTAGAGCTTTATCGGCCTTAGGCTTTCTACCGCTTACAAGATCTGATAATGTTAGATCTGACATTCTATCAGCCATTATTCTAGCTCCCCTGTAGGTGGCGTAGTATCGCGGTAAAGACCTTGATTAATCTCATTAACACGTTTGCGGTGACGCGCATTTACAGACTTGAGGGCGTTGTAAGCGTTTTTCATGATAACTGCGCGCTCTTCTTTACTCTTAGCGCCTATACCTTGAACGTCTTGCAGAGCTTTACGTTCGTCATTAGAAATCGCTCCCGGGAAAGTTGCTTTCAGTTGAGACAGAGCCGCTTTTTGGAGCAAGTTTTCTTGTTCACGGGTAGCAATTACTTTAGCGTCTTTTGAACCTGCGGACTCTAACAGTTTACGCTGTGCGATGTCAACTAACGATGAATCAAACGTGTTAGGATTGAGTTCGTACGCACGCTTCAAATCTTTCAGAGCCTGGTCTGTCTGAGCTACGACGTCTTCTGTTTCAACTTTTAATTTAAGTTCTCCCGGAGTCAACTTAGCAGCTTTTTCTTGCTCTAACTCAAACTTTTTATTTTGAAGGGTCATGTTTGCTTGAGCAACGCTCATACCAGCTAATGCTGACGTAATAGCTGTGTTGGCTCTTTCAATATTTAATTCTGAAATTTTAGCTACGCGCTCTTTAAACTCAGGAGTTCCAGGCTTGAGACCTTCGTCTTGAGCCTGTTTACCTGCGGAAGACTTAGGCTCACCGGATGCAATATGCTGCTTGAGTAGTTCGGTAGCAATTGCACGCTTGTCTTTCATCTCTTCACCGGCTAGACCGCGCAAAGCTGTGACGTCTTCCTTAGCTGCGGCCATGCGAGCTTCTTGGCCTTTGAGACCCAACTGAAGTTTCAATGCGCGTTCGGCTTTACGCTGAGCACGCTCTTCTTTAGCCTGCTCACCTAGCACTTCACCTACGTTACCGAGGCTTTCAGCAAAATGGCCAGTCTTGGTTGGTTTACCGAAAGCCGCTGCAAGGCGGAAATACATCTCGGCTTTAGACGGAGCCTCTTCCTTAGTACCAGCTAGAGCTTTTTCAAGCATGTCGTTGAACGATTTGCTTTCTGTCTCTGCTCTAGTGCGAGCACCAGCCAGTTCTGTGCCGTAAACAGACTCCCCACCGGTATATTTTGACAGCATTTCTTCTAAACCTTCAGGAAGATTAAGTCCGCTTAATTTAACTGAAGGTTTAGCAGGAGCAACCGCTGCTGGAGCAGTGACTACCGGAGCAGGTGGAGCAGTTTCAGGTTGAACATTCAACGGAGGAGCTTCTGCAATTTCTGAAGGATTTGCCAAATATGATTTAACACGGGCGTCTGTTGCCTCGGCAGCTCTATTAATTGAGGCTTGATCAGATCCGTATGGATTATCAACCACGTCAATAGCGGCTAACTCCGTGCCGTCCATGTCGTAACCTTCTGGCAGTTCTACTCGGTCACCGCGATAATAATGCGTTTTAACTTGACCACCGCGAGCGTAACCAGCCGCCGCACGAGCTTTCACAGCATCGGGCAGGTTGTAATTAGCAGTTTGCATGTACCAAGGCTGACTGAAATTCATAGCGCTAAAACCGCCTGTACTTTGTGCCGGTGCAGTAGAGGCGACCGAAGGAGTGGCCGCAGAGCTAGTAACTCCCGCAACCGCCCGTGCCTTAGCCGCATCCGGTAAATTGTAACTGTCAGTTTGAGAATACCAAGGGACACTTCCCCCTGTTGGACTTGCGTAATTGGCAGCATTGAAACTGAGATCTGGTGTTTCTGTGACCTTATTTCTACTAGCCAACTCAGCCAGCGTAGGCGCTGTCAAAGTTATACCTTGTAAAGCTGCCGCCTTTTGCGCGTCAGGTAGAGCTACATTAGCAGACTGCAAGTACCAAGGAATAGCCGCACCGCTGACGTCAGTGTAATTAGCGGCACTGAATCCTGAAGTTGGTCCTCCAGAAGTAACTTCACTCTGCGACGGAACACCAGAACTCGTAGTACCTAAAGTGCTCATGGTGGCTGGAGCAGCTGTCGTAGACGTCCCGCCGCCGGTTGACGTACCACCTGTAGTTGACGTTCCACCGACAGTAGACGTACCACCAGTAGTAGACGTGCCTCCGGTAGTCGACGTACCACCAGTAGTAGACGTGCCTCCCGTAGTTGTTGGAACGTAAGTCATTCCAGGAGTAATTACAGGCGTAGTTGACAGCGTCAATGGTGACGTTACAGTTTCTTTTGGCGTAGCGTAGCTAGCATACGTAGGTGATTGAAGCTGCCCACCGTAATAACTACCGGTTACGTCCATAAGAGCCTGGCTACCGAAGTTACGTTCGGCTAACTCAGGTTTAGCGGCATTTACAAATGCTTTAATAAGGTCTTGATTGACACCCGAACCTGCTCTACCTTTCCAATACTCTTGCCCCGTAGTGTCCCCTGCACGACCTAAGTAAGAGCTGTATAACTCCTCTACAGACGACGGTGCCGCCGCAGGTTGCGTCTGGAATTGAGCGCCAGCGTACATAGGCGTACCACCCATACGTTCCTGGTAACTAGCTTTATATTTGTCGAACAGAGCTTTGTCCGCAGTGTATTGCGATGGACCAACTTCTCCAGCAGCCGGTTTAGCGGTTCCCGTGTAAGTAGGTGTAAAAGCACTACTGACACCGTACTGCTTCAACAACTTATCTAATTCGTAACCCATGACTGTTCCTTATCCGAGACTCGATAAACCTTTACCGGCATAGAGAGCCGTGGCTAACTGCGATAACCCTGACGGAGCGTACGTCGCGCCCGTAGTTGAACCGGTTCCAGTTGTAGAAGTAGGAACCATTGGAGCCATACCCCGAACCTGCGTACTTAGCCAATCTGCTTGATTCTTCAGGTAATTCTGAGGAGCCTGAGATTGCTCATAAGCTGCGTTCAACTGCTGCTGTTGTTGAGCCTGTTGAGCTTGACCTGCCGCCTCTAGAGCTGCAACGTCACCCGTACGCAGACCTTGAGCCTGCGTAGCCATATTAGCTACTCCGGTGAGGGCACCCATTTGACGCTGGTAATCTGCGGCTTGAGCCTGCTGAGCTGCCTGAGCAGCGGTTAAACCATACTGCTGTTGCGCTTGACCTGCTGCTGTTTGGGCTTGACCCAGGCCGGTGAGACCTTGCATCTGTTGAGCCGTTAACTGCCCTGCGGTCTGTCCTAATTGACCATACTGAGCGCCACCCTGGAGCACCCTAGAGAGGTCTGCACCTGAAATACTACCGACGGTACCAGCCAGCTGCGCTTGGCGTGCTAAGTCAGCCTGAGACGCGCTCAGAGCCTGGCCGTAACCTTGATTAGCTAACTGCGCTTGTTGGTTTAGGACAGCTTCCTGCGTGTCACGCAGCGCACGGGAACCGAACTCACCCATACGGCCACTGCCGAACTGACCCGCTTTAATAAATGCGTCAGACACGCCCGGTAACAAGTTTTCCGTCAGATTACGTGTACCTTGCTTAGCCAGTACGTCCATTACCCCGGTTTGGTAAGGTGACATGTAATCACTAATACCACCGGCGGCAGTTCCCGCAGCAGCTTGCAGGTACGGGCTAGCCGCATTCAGAGCACGGTCAGACAATGCTTGCGCAGTTGTCGCGCCTGCTTGGGTCATGTAAGGTTGAGCCGCGCCTACGATGTCTTGTTGACCCGCCTGCCCGAAGTAATTTTGCCCGGCTCCAAGAGTTTGGCTAACCATATCTGGGCGCAAATATTGACCTTGAGCAGTCGTTAGACCCTCAGCTGTACCTTTACCGGCGAAACCCTGCATACCTGTAGATGCAAAATCCATCTCAGGTTTCCAAGCACCTTGGTTTTGCTGGACTTGACTATAAGCCTGTTGTTGCAGCGGAGATAATTCAGCGACCCGTGGCGCTGCGTATTCTTGATACGGTGTGTTCGCAATATTCTGAGCTACTTGAATCTGGTTATAAATGGCGTCTTGCAGCCATTTAGGACTCTCAGTAGTAGAAGTAGTGTAAGAGGTCGCGGTCTGTGGCGAACCTTCGAATAAGCTAGCCATTATGCGGCTCCCTTCAAATATGCGAGTGGTGATTTTGCGTTAGGACTAAATTTACCTTTAGACAGAGATTTACCTTTATGCGCACGCAAACTTTCACGCATCATGTCTAGGCGGTTGGCACCCTCTTTACTTGACCCATCTCCGAGCAATGCGACCGTTTCAGCGTCCATAACATATTCACCGTCTGAGAGTTTTGCGTCAATCGTGTCTGCGCGGCCTGAGCCAGCGCCTCGGGCAAAATTAGCCATGACGTGCAGAGGACCGCCACGAGCTTTCATTTCAACAGGGGTATTATAAACCCCCGATTGAATTTGAGGCCAATTCTGAGCCATGTAATTTGTCAAATCCATACCTGACATAGCTGCGTCTTGCTGCAATTTATTCCAATCCCACTTGATAGACGGACGATTGAAATACTCTTGCTGCTGCGGAGACATTTTCTGAATAGCTGTTTGTACGGGAGCGGGAGCACCACCAATCATGCTCGCTAAAGGTAACAGCGAGCCTACGTCTTTAAAGTTAAAACCGCCACCAGATTGAGGTATCAAAGCGCCTGATGGCGCAGTTAAGTTTGCCGCATTTCCATAATTTGTATTGAAAGCTACACCTTCAGGTACGCTTGGGGCTGTTCCGGTGTTAGTCAATGCGTAATTTACCCCGCCCTGCGGAGTTAAATCTGATACTGCGTATTTGTCAACACCTTTCAAACCTTCAACAACGGCATCCGAAGGTTTTAATCCTGTGCCACCGGCTTGCTGAGGACCTTTTAAGGCAGACTGCATGCTTGTTGCTAAACCTGAGAGACCACCGGTAATTGCTGCGGTCTTAGGGTCGTACCCTGCGGCCATCATGTTTGCAAAGTTTTGCCCGCCAGCCTGGAAACCGGAACCACCCATGCCGCTGACTTTACCGCCGATGAGTTGGCCGAGGGCACCTTGAGTTGCGCCTTCCAGGAAACCTTGGCCTGTCGCCGCTCCTGCTAAGCCACCTACGAGGCCGCTACCTAGGATGCTCTGTCCTGCAGAACCTAAGTTTAAACCGAAAGCCTTGTTAGCTGCGCCACCGGCCATACCACCTAAACCACCGCCGAGACCACCCATGAGGGCACCTTTAAGCGGATCACCACCGGTCAAAGCTGCTGAAGCGCCGCTAATCAGTGCGCCACCCAATATAGGTGCGAACGTAGCCGAAGCACCGAGAGCACTACCTAGCAAGGCTCCAGCGCCAGGTACGATGAAGTTTAAAGCAATAGGTAGAATAGCACCTAAGAGGCCACCACCGCTTTTGTACTCACGCAAACCGGTATTAGGATTAACGGTACCTGAACCACCCATGCGACGCAATACTTCGGCTTCTTTAGGGTTGATGTGCGCCAACATGCTGTCACCGCCGCGACCCGCAGCTTGAAGTTGCCGAGCAGCTTGAGCCAAGCCGCCGCGAGCGAAACCTTCTTGCATAGCGCCTTGGGGCATTCCTTGCGGAGCACCTTGCATACGGTCAAGCAACTCATAGAGAGCCGCAAGAACTGAGGCAACGAAGGCCGGGTCAAACTGTTCTGGAGCCTGGCTAGGGTCAAGCATTCCGTCTGCGATGGCCGCTTGACGTACTTCTGCGTACCTGGAAGGATCCTGGAGCACCGCCTCAAGCATGCCGATCATCTGCTGAATATCTTCAGGCATGACGTTCATCTGCGAGAGTTTAGCCTGCATCTCATCTACGGCTCTAGAGAAATTAGGGTCGCGATGAGCGATTTCTAAAATTGCGTTTTTATCCATTTTTTCCTCTGTACCAAGCGTGAGAGTAAAACTCTTCAGCTAAAAATCCATAAATGTTTAAGTCGTCATCCTGGAAGGCTTTACGCATTACGCCTTCTGATTTAAAACCAATATGTTCAATAAACTTATTAGCTTTTACATTCTTGCCACGAGACAAAGCTGTAACCCTAGCTGCTCGTAATGTGTCAAACGCATAAGAGAATATCTCATTAAACATCAACACTGCGCTTCTGGGTGACAACGAATCTCTGTTACTTATGGCTATGTTTATGTCTATGTTACGCGACGTAAAATTAGTCATAACCGCTACGCATGCAAACTTGTCATGTTCATCAACTGCTGATATGGCTCTAAAGAAACCGACAGGATGTTCAATACCTATCTGTTTACGTGCCCACTTCTCGGCTTCTTCCTCTCGGTTAAAGCCAATAAAGTGCATCATGACAAACTTTGGCAGAACCTTTCTGCCCAATCCTGCCAGTTGTCAAAATCATACGGGTTAGGAAAGTTGCGTCCTAATGTCGTATTATTTAAAAACTGCATAGCCCAATTCTGCCATTCTTCAACATTGTCTAGCCGCCCAAAAGAGCCGTAGGCATCGAGGTCAAGCGACATTTGGTCAGCCCAATCATTGAGCTTCATATAAGACGGGCGTGTGATGTTCGTCATCCGAGCACCGTGCCGTCGCCGGAGTCAATATGGCCGATGATTTGACCCATTTGGTAGTTACCGCCAATACAGTTAGATTCAAAACGAGCACGCAACTCGCGACGCTGCTCTTTTAACATTACGATCTGCTCATACGGCTCAGTAGCCGACTCAGGGAACGTGAAAGTGCGGCTATAAACTTCAGGAGCACGGGCATTAGCACGACCGGTAATCTGAACCATCATTTCACCGTTCTGAATAAAGTCAGGCTCAATTGTCGTAATACGGAGAGCCTCGTTCTTACCCTGGACTAAGGAAGACAAATCAGCTGTCTCAAAGTAAGATTGAACCGGTCTTACGTTCGGTCCATCAATCTCGTCTACACCCTGCTCATGAATCCAAACACGATAACCGCTCGTGGTCGGAATTGCATCAGTTAGTAGAGGAGAAGCGAAAGCGTTGTTAAAACCACCCGCAGAACGACCAGAAGCTGGCAGGGCGGTGTCGTACCACGTGTTCTCACGGACGTTATAAATAACGGCATGCGTACATTCAGTAGCGTCATCACGCGGGTATGCCCACCAGATCTCACCAAATTTCGGCATTTTCCAGGCAAATACTTTTGACCGCTGGGAGTCGTTGAGGTTGTCAAAGAACCAGTTAATGTTCAGCTGGTTCGGCACGTCGCGCACAACACCGTTAAACATTAAGAAGCGGTCAACCCCAGCCCAGAAAAACACACCGTCGTAGTCAACTACCGAGTCAGCAGACATGATTGACGTGTCAGTAGCAATTACGTCAAACTGGAAAACGGTCGCGCCGCCGGTGAATGTAGCTCGAATAACAGCATCATATGCCCAAAACAAACCGGCAGGCGCGGAGCCAGAACCAGCGCGTAGGGGCATACCTTTAATAATCTTCTGACCCCATGGCCGAGCAATATTAGAGCCAATACCGGTAAGGTCGGTAGGGTCACTTGCGACTGAGTGGCCGATAATACCGTCTGTACCGTAGTAGAACAGGTAAGGGTACAAAACAACTATACCGCCGGTGGCATTACCCCCAGCAGGTAGCGTAATTTCAGTTAGTACTGTTGTGTCAAGAAGGTCGCCAATAAATATCTGACCGCCTACGTCATTGCAAACGCACGCGCCGTTCGGGGAGACGTGAGCTATCAGGGAGTTAGCCGAACCCGAAGGGTCGTACATATACTGGTACATCCAACGATTCAAAACAGAGTCTGTCAGGGTTGTCGGCGTACGGTCGCTGATGATTGAGCTGTTTTTACTTGCGTCAATCGTGAACCGCTCAAGGGTCGTCGGACCGCCTGAATGACAGTATTGGAGGCTCTGCTGCGTGAAACTTGTAAAGCCTCTTGAGATCTCAGTCAGGTATTTATTGATTGAACGATAGCCGCCAACCTTACGCGGCAACCCGCGCTGGAAACGCACCCATTGACCGTCGGTATAAAAATCACCGTCAAATTTCGTGCCGTCTCGTTTGATACCGGCTTGCGAACGTAAGACGACAGTGCTCATCAGAAAACCCCGCCAACAACCACACCCGCAGGTGCTACACCCAACGCTGCATAGGCTGCGGCCTGATCAACTGCTGTAAATAGCGATGTACCTACAGACGTGCCGCCCAGGTTAATTAAGGCCGCCCCCGCCGTGGTTGCGCCGGTACCACCGTCAGCGACGGAGATTGGGGTTGATACTGTTGAAGAGTCAGCATCAACTACGTCGGTACCGTTGCAGTAATAAATTGCGCGCTGGCCGGAGGTAAGGGTAACACCTGTTCCTGCAGACGTCTTTACGGTGAACGTATATGCGCCTGTGGTTGCGTTGGTTACCCAATACTGCTGAACCGTTGCCGGTACAATAATGTTACGGTTACCTGTCAAAACACCCGTAAAGTTATACGCGATTCGGTTTAACTCACTACCTGCTAAAGTATAGTTACCTGTACCGGCTACGTCAATAGACGTGTAATCAAAAGCAAAAATAGCTTGCTGGCCTAGACCTACGGTAAAGAAGTTTACACCGTCAGTAGCAATAATTGCTGAGTCGCCCGGCTGGAAACTCAGAGTTGCCGAACCGTCAATGGTCGGCGTGCCGGAAGGATCAACCGTAATAGCACCTGTACCCGCATTCCGCAGGTACATGAACCAGTTGTCACCCACCGTAGGTGCAGAAGGTAAAGTGAGCGTACCACCCGCCCCCGTCCAGACGTACATTTTAGCTCTGTCGTTTGTACCGGCAGTATAGTTGCTATTAAATGACGTAATAGGGACAGATTGGGAAAGCAGCGTACCGACAGCCACAATACCTGTACCGGCAAGCGCAGATGCGTTAGCCTGAGAAACCGTTGCCCCAAACTGCAAAGTCTCCCACAAACCGGCTTCGGTCGTGTTACTAGTTAAGTAGACCTGCCAAACTGTACCGGCAGCAATAGACGCCAGCTGAGTGCCGACAGCGTTCTTAACGATGAACGTGTTTGCGCCTTGGTTGTTGAACAGTACTGTATTACCTGTGCCGCTTTTTGTAGCGTCAGGCATGAATATGCTCAGGCTTCCAGCAGAAGCCGTAACGTCAATAATACGCGTTGCGAGGTTGCTTGAGGCAGAAGTCTCTTCTGGCCAGCTGAGTACTACGTCCGCTGAGAGGGCGATAGCACTATAGCTAATCTCACTCGGGTATATATTTGCGCCGCCGAAAACGTCAGTGTAAATTGGCATTATGCCTCACTCCTATTGGAAGTACGATCCGTAATGCGCTTCAAGTCTTCTCCGTTGAGAGCTTGTGCCGCACGGTCGTATAAAGCCTGCCACGTTTGCATACGTTCGTCTTTCTTGAGGAACGGAGTTGCCTCTAGCAGAGTGGCGTAAAGTAATAAGTCAGGAGCGTACTCAGTTAACCAGTTGGTCTGTAAGTCGTCACCCAGGAACGCAGGTTGTTCGTAATACAGAATCTCAAGAGTCTGCGCTGCGTTCGGCGTGGGTGTGATTAACCAGTGCTGGTAATCGTAATCTGCGTAAAATTGAGGAGCAGCTGTTTCACTCTCAGTAGGCCAGTAAGAGCGCAGATACTCGTAACTTCTAGCGAATATCGGTGAACCGTCAACGGTCATAGAGACGGTGTCACGCCAGCGGTCAGGTTTCAAATAGACGGCAACCCCGGCTGAGAGAGGGGTAGTAATTGCGCGTATAAAGCCGAGAATCTTAAGCTCGCGAGCGATACGACGCTCACCTAGTGTTACAAGGCGCGGGAGCTGGTCAAAGACTATTTGGTCGCTTTCCTGAGTGAAACCGCGCTCAAGATAACGACGAACGTCCACCAGCAAGCTGTCGTAGGTCATCGTGTACATTTAAACTCCGTTGTGACTAGCAGCTGGTGCAGCTTGCGCTCGTAAAAATTATAACCTTGAAACCTATATGAAGGCAAATTTTGAAGCTAGGATACGTATGCGGCACGCTCGTCTTTACGCCGAGTTACGAGACCTTTTAAAACTTTACCGCCTGCCTTCGTATACTTCAAGAATTCATTTGCGGCACCCTCAAAGTCGCCCCGATTGTGTTTCTGTCTTAGGGTGCTTCTTTGCAGGGTTCCTAACCCAAGGTTGAAGCTAAAACTGACCAATGCGTCCAGCTGCCCTTGAGAAGTAATAACAGGACAATACTTTGATACGCCTCGGACAAACCTTTCAAGGTCTTTAGCAAGTATCGCATCGGCTTCCTGTATTGTGAACTGCCTGTTCCAACCTTCTGGAATCGGCAAAGATTTTCTCTGCTCTAACGGTATTTTCGTGTGGTTCGGGTCACACACATGCCCAACCAGACATGTCCACAGAAGTGCTGGGCAGCGATAAGGGCGAAGTCTTATACCCTCGTGATGCCGGATCATTTTCAAACATTGCGGACTTACGTTCATTTTCCAAATGCCCTACCGCCAAAATGGAACGCAATTATTGAGGCAAACAGAGCCTGAGTCTCAGAATCCCATAACATTTCAGCGAGTTCTTTGAACGGAACACTATTGTACCAGCCGTAAGAAAACAGACCAACATCAACAAACACTAGCAGGCCAAAGAAACCGAAAGTGATTACAGGACGGACACTAGCACGGAAGTTCTTCATCCACTGGCTAGTTCCTTCGTTCAGGCTCATGTCATGAGCGTAAATAGCCTGAACCTCTGCCTGCTGAGCACCAATCAAAGATTGTTGCGTGTCTGCTGAGGATTGAATCTTTATCTCATCGAGCTTGATTTCTTCTACTTTCGCCTGCCCTGCGTAACCTGCCGCAGCTAATTGTAGCTCGCGTTCAGTCTGCATAGCGGCCATCTTTAACTCATGACCCTTGTCTGCCCGGTCTTGGAAGAAGTCTAGAATCTTAGGCAAACCGCCCATCAGGAAACTTACTAGAGTAGAAAGTAGTGTTAGCATTAATCTTTGCCCCCGTTTTTAAACATCCACCAAACCGCGTACATAATGAAGCTGCTGATTGACACGCCGAACACTACCGCTAGCCATTCCTGGATGTTCTGAATCCGCTGCTCCTTTTTGCGCTCAATCTCGCGCAGGCGCATACGCTCCAGTCTAGCTTCTTCTTCAATCGCGTCCCGCCGTTCTTGGATAATCTGGTCGCGGCGTTGGCACATCTCTTCGTACAAGCCCGATTCGTTACCAGAGCCGTAAATCAGAGCTTCGCGTAACTCCACTTCCATCTTGAACATCTGGCGCGACGCAAACATCGCATCGAGCGCCTCGGCAGTAGCGTCTTTCTGTACCGGTTTGCCTAGCTTCTTGTCATGCTCCTGCTGAACTACAGCCGCTTGAATTTGCCCTTGCGCGGTAAAGAATGCACTAATGTCGTGATAACACTCCTGCACTTCTTTACCTAGCGCAATGGCTTCCTTCACCCCCGCAACAGCCGCTTTGGCTACTGCAAATGCCGCACCGATTGTTATTGGGTCCATATTTCATCTTTACGCAATTGCCAAGAATAAATATGTCCCACCTGAAGCATTCAACGCTACCGGTGCCGCTGCGGTTACTTTAAAGCCAGTGGTGTCGGTATCAACGTAGTTGTTGCCCGTTACCTCTGCTGCAGTGCTGTTGAGCAATAGATATGGGTCAGTACCCGAAGATAGGCCGCGAGTTGAATCCCATACGTACCAATCACCCACCGCGTCAGTCCGTTTAATAAGCACAAACCTAGCGCCAGTAGTAAATCCGCAGGCTACCGTCTGTAATGCGCCTGTGCCTGTGTAGTTACCAACTTTGGACACACCTGCTACTGTAGCGAAAAGGTAGGCGACATATGTTGAACCAAGATTATTAGAATTACCATTTGAAGCTGATCTAGTTGTAAATTGAGTAGATGTTGGTGCTGTTCCGTTAAAACTCCATGGATCAATCGAGGCTTGTGCTGTGGTTTGCTCTAAATACATAACCCCACCAAATGCATTATTTACAACCCAATTTGTCGGCGCTGTACTTCTGCATTTAAAAATCATCAATTGAGGAACAACGCCTAAATTATGATTTACAACTTGCCCTGCTCCCGTCCCCGTATAGCAAACCTCATCAAAGAAGCCAGGTGCGCGTTTAAACGAATACAGTAACGGATAGTTACCTGCTACACCTGCACCACCTGCATACAGCACACCATTTGTCACACCAGTAGTAGTTGGCCCAAAAGCGGTAAGTGTGTCTCCTGTGGTTGGAGTAGCTTCTGCATTTGTCAGGTTTGTGTATAAAGTCGGCGTGTAGTAGGCATTTGTAAATCCACGCAGGCGGTCAGCTACAAACCAATTCGCAACGGTTGTACGATCCTTAAACCAGCCCATGTCGGATTGTTTTAAAGTACTCGTAATCGCGCTGTCTGCGGTAGTTGTGTCTACTGAGAACACACTTGTACCCAACGTAGGCGTTCTCATCGGGCCACGACGGATGGCTATGTAGATAACAGTTGCGCCTGCTGAAAACGATGCGCCAGATACTTTAAAACCTGTAGCTGTTGGGAAAGTTGTAGCAGTTGTTACATCTTCAGCATTAGCTGTATTTGCTTCTAAGAACCTTGTATTTCCTGAAACAGGCATTCCTCGCATGGTGTCTGTAAGTTGCCATGCGGAAGCCGCACTTGACTGCTTTGCAAGAACCCATTGAGGCTCATATCCAAGAGTTACATTTCCATTTCCACTTCCATCAAGAACAACAGACCCACAGCTAATCACATTGTCCGTACCAGTAAGACCAAATCCTCCTGCGTCGTGGGCGAATAGGTAGGCTACATAACTACCGCCTGAAGCATTGACAATTGTCGAAGTACCAAGACTAAAAACTGTACTTGTTGGAGTTGTACTGTTCCAGCGTGTTGCACCTGTTAATGCTCCAGAAGTCAAACCAAGGTTCAAGTATTGAGTATTTGCCAAACTACGATGGTAGACATTCCAATCTTCAATTGCATCTGTACGTTTGATAATAATACAGCCCGGAACTGACCCAAGATTATGTGGAATAGTTGTATTAGAACCAGTCCCCGTATAAGTCACAATATCAAAGAACTTGGGTTGTTCGCGGAATGTCCATGAGGCGTAACTAACATTATTTGTATTGAACGAACTATCTGAGCCGGAAAAAGAAAACCCATCCGTTAAGAACGCAAGACCAGAACCGTAATTTGTTTGCGCCGCTGTTGTGTTGGAAACTAACTGGTTGGTTGGGCCACGAACGGTGTCCGTAAACATGTTGCCCGTTGTAGTAGCTCTATTTTTTACCCACAACAACCCGCCCTTGCCGGATAAATTAACATTTGTTGTTAATGTGTTCGCCCCGCCGGTTCCTTTATAGAGATACGTAGAGAATACGTCCTCGATGAAATTTTGAGTATTCCCCGCGATAGGCCATAGTCCCTGTTTCTGCCAGTAAGCTACTTGGTCAAGCGTCCACACACCGGGGGCGGCACCATTTTCAAAAGGTCCGGCAGGAGCTACAGGTACTGGGCGAATAATGCCAGCGTTCCACTTTGAAATTCCCACGTTACACCCCTTGCAGTCTTGTGTGTTTGTACTTAGTCATTTGAGCATCTTCCTAATTCGTGCCGCTAAATCGTCTGCGTGATGGCTAGGAAAGCATGAGTCAAACTTGCCCGTAATCCGCACATCGTAATGCTCTGGCGGGACAAACAGCTTGTTCGTATCCTCAAACCTGCCCTCTTTAATCCGGTCTACCCAGATCGTGAAGTCGGCACCAAAGGCAGTCCTTGTCTCAGGCGTAGGACATACAAAGTCTGCAAGAACTACCGACCCCCACCGACTTGCTATGTCGCACAGTACACCCATGCGCCTAGCCTGCTCAATCCTATCCTCAATGCTAAAACCCAAATCCTTGTTGATCTCTTTACGAACCTCGTCAGCATTAAAGTGAACACACTGTAATTCCCGCGCAAGAGCCTCTGCCAACGTAGTTTTGCCCGATCCCGGCAAGCCACAGATTAAAACCTTCATTGCTTAAACTTAATCGTCATCAACTTCGCAGGTTCGCTCTTTCTCCAGAACTCTTTACCGGCATACTTGTCCCAAACTGACTTAGGCAGGATTGACGGTCTTTGCTGCCAAGTAACTTCCTTCCTGACCGTATGCAAGCTCTTCATGTTCAGAGCCTTGTCATACACCTCGTTCTCGTACTCTACATTCTGAAAGTCATGGTCAAAGTACGGCTTACCCATAAACTCATAAATCTCGCGCATCACGCTTTCAGGCTGCTTACATAGCGACTCATATTCTACTAACAAAATCATGTCAGGATTGAGCAGCAAACCCTCTTCCAAGAAGTAGTAAGGTTTAACGACCTGACCCTCTTTCTTCACATCCATCATCGCATCACAGCGTGTCGTAACCGTCTGGCTTGCCTCGTCATCAGTCAGTGTCGCGTTCCACAACGTATTCTTTGCGGATATGCGCTCAAAGCTGTCTAGTATCCAAGGTATGTCTCGCACGCAGCAGATGATCTTCGTCTCCGGGTACAGCGCCTTGAGCAACGAGGTCTTAGCTGTCCAGCCCCTGCTTGTGTCAAATACCGTGTTTGGCTCTACAGCATCGTAGTAAGCGTTAAACATTGACCGCAGAATACTTTTGCGTCTGTCTTCACCAATCAGGTGGTTACTCTCGCTACCCGTAATGACGTTAATTGCAGAAGTAACCAATCCCTGCACAGGGGAGGAAATGTCTGCGTAAAAGTCAGGGTTCTGCTTGAGAATAGCCGACAGAAGGGTAGAACCCGACCTCGGTAGCCCAGAGATGAAGTAGAACTCTTTCACGCTTGTGGAACCCAGCTAAGTGTCGCCTCATCCCACTGATAACGCACATTGCCACCGTTCATAATCGCGTCAACAGGACGGGCTACAGGGGCGCTCCAAGTCATCGTGTCTAAGTAGCCAATCCATGACGGGTAAGGCTTAGTAGCCTCATGCTCTACAACCCTGCGCTCGTCCCATGCGGTTTCTGCTAGGACTTCCAACACACCGGCAATGGTCGTGTCAGCGTCGTCATCACAGGTGCCGTAATACTTAGGCGCACGTAGGTAGGTGCCGTCAGAGGCTAACTCTACAGGCCATGTGGACTTGTCTTGCCATACGATACTCAAACCCTTAACGGCTGGCATGGATGGCCCTGTACGCTGCGGCTCTACCGTGCAAGGAATCTTGGTTACTGCGTCCACCTCGGTGATGCAAATATGTTTCATATTGTTTTCC